TTTCTACGATAAAGTTTCTAGAAAAATCTGATCTCAACGAAAGATGTCTACCATTTCAGCACTAATCAAGGTCTGTCGTGTTAAAAAATTGCCATTAGATATCGAAAATTTAATTTTCGAGTATTTACTTAAAAATGGTCGTCGTTCGTTTATGGATGGTTATAATGTGCATTTTAATAATTTTCATAATCCCTATTTAATCAGACATAATAGGTATAATCATCTAAATTATAAATTACCCGCACTACTTAATAATTTTATAGATAGAAATATGTTTAGAAATAAATTCTTTACTAAAAATCATATACTATTATTAAATAGATTATCTATAGAGAGATGGGATATACATCTTAGATATAACGAGTTAGATTTAATAGAAAATGGATTATGGAGAAACGGAGATTTAGAGAATATGATTCAGAGACCATTTAGGCTATTTATTAATGAATTAGCAGGGAAAAGAGTCAAAAGATGGAAGGAATGGAACTCTGACGGGTCTATAGATTATATATTTAAATATAAAGTGGCTACTATAATTTTTAAAGCTAGGTCAGATGTAATTCATTTACATCAATGTATACCCACAGGGAGAAACGATTCTCTACCTAGAACTACTGATATTAATGAATTTCTTCAAGAATTTGAGGACTATAAAATTATAATTAAATTGAATTAATTATTTAGATAAAAAATTTTTTTTTGCTTCAATTTTCACCGTAGATATTTTTTCAACATATTGAATAATTAATTTAAATAATATATAATTAATTAATTAAATTCGGAAAAAATAAATTCTGATAAATATAATATAATAATTTTCAATCTCAAAATTTTTTAATTTGAAAACTTTCTAAAATTATGTTCGAGTTAGAGCAGGGTTTAGCGGATGTCGGTCAATTTGAATTAGTGCGAGCAAGAGAAGGGCGAAACGGTGCTTTAGTGTCTAACCTTTACAGGAGAAGGCCAGAATATCGCGAGCAGGCTTTATATTATACAGAGGATGAATACCTTTCTGAGGTATGGGGATATGTTGAAGAGATAGGGGTCGAAAATGTTCGCGGTGTTGTTATTCAGTTTGTAGACTGGAGAGGCGATATCTATTTTAGGACAATACCGACAACTAATATCTATACATTTTTCGAGGCGGGTTCAAATACATCAATCGGACAACCTATCAGAGGCTCTGATGTAGTGCCTGAAGTTTATGAGTTAGACCGCAATTCATTTGTAATTAGATATATTACTTATCCTATTGTAGCAGGTAAAAATGGTAGTTATAAATCTACAGATATGACATATTATCAGATAGCCGATTATAGAGGTGATGAGGGCGATTGTCTATTAAATATTTTGAGAAATGTTGCACCATTAAAAACGGTCGCAAAATTAGATAAAAATATTTATAATGATAAAGTTCGGAAACTTCTAGATTTAGCCGATGGTAGTATAGAATGCAGTCCTGAAAATTTGCAAAAGTTGGCTAATTTCTTTATGTGTAATATTGAAACCTATAATGACGGAGTAGAAGAAGTCGACAAAATCGAATTTTTAGACTCAGCTCAGAATGGGAATCGAGTCCATTACCAGCTAAGACATCAGCTAGTAGCTAATATTAAATGTAGTAAACCTACTAGCTTGACAGCTCATATTTTGCTACTTGAGGGACATTGTTCACATATTCATAAATTTAAACCTATAGAGATTTGTCCATATACTGGAGATTTAGAGCTTAGAACTAGAGAACCTGATATTAAGCTTAGAATCTTAGAGCAGGGCAGGCCTTACTTTTGGGCTAAGAGACCACCTAAGAAGAATCCTAAAGCAGTCGAGAAAATCAAATATAAGACCGAGATATTAGTATATGATTTAGAAACCGTATTCGATGAGGAAACGGGTATTTTAAAGCCTTATTCTTGTGGATGGTATATATTCGACATAAATCGCACCGACTGGGATTTTTCAGAGGAAAGCTCTCAAATGTCATTTGGTTTTAATTGTATGGATGCTTTAATAGATGTCATAGCTACAGCTCCTAAAGATGTCAGATATCTAATTACCTCATTTAATGGGGCTAAATTTGATAACTTTATTCTAGCTCAATCCTTAGCTAAATCTGAACTACTTCACGACCTATTTTTTACATCTAATCAGATTAGAGATATTAGGAGCGGTAGACATTCTACATTAGATTTGTGTAAGCTATGTCCTATGTCTTTAGATGAAGCTTGTAAAGGTTTTCAGACATTGCCTAAAAAAGTAGCAGGTTTCGAACATTCTACACCTCAACACTATTATAGCCTTAATAAGCTTGACGAGTGGCTAACAGAGGAGAGAATGAGATTAGTTGAGTATTTGAACGGCGATGTTATGTCTACCTGTTCTCTAGCGGTTAAACTTAATCAGAACTTAAAAATATTGACTAATATCTCACCATTCGAGGAAGGTATCGGAACTATCGCAGGGCTTAGCTGGGAAGGTTTTTATCGGAATTGTGGAGAACAGCTCAAAAAAGGAAATAGAATACTGCCTATAGCTTGTAAGACTGAAGAAGCGGATAGAATGGCTAGAAATGCTATCATAGGAGGTAGAACTCAAAACTTTAAAGAGGCGGGTTTTACTAGTGAAGATATGGCTTTTATGGTTGATGTTTGCAGTTTATACCCTACTACAATGAGCGGAGCTAAATCTGAGCTAATGCCCGAGTGTTTGATGTATGGCTATTATCCATTAGGAGAAGAAATAGAGACTGACATCTATAGAGAGGGTAAATTAGGTTTTTATAATGTTTTGATTAAAAATCAGCCAGTCCCGAATATTATACCATTTAGAGAGAAAGACAAGCCTCATAATTGGAAATATCAAGGAGAATTTACTTCTATAATTTCGTCGGTAAGTATTGAGCTAATCAAGTATTACGGCGGAGAGGTTGAGGTGCTTAATGGCTATTATTATGAAGATTCTACTCGCGAAATGTTTAAAAGTTTTCTCGCTCCTATTATTTTAGAGAAAAGTTCTCAGGATAAGCTCAAAGAAGATAAGGACGAAGCCTATAATCCAGCTCTAAGAGAAACAGCTAAATTGATTATGAATAGTTTATCGGGCAAATTTGCTCAAAAAAATTATGATGATTTAGCTATTCTCAGTAAGGGCAGTCTTAATCAGTTAGCAAGTGAGAAGAAATTTCTCGACGGCAAAGCCGATAGATGGTATCCTATATGTGGCGAACTATGTTTATTAGTAGGTAAGAAAGAACTCAAATACAATCAAAAAAAGACAAAACCCGTCGCGGTAAGTGTATTCATCTATGAGCATTCTAGAGCTTTTATGTATCATATTCTGTATAAAAATTATAATCCTGTTTATACTGACACAGATTCAGCTATATTGTTCGAAAAGGATTATCTAAAATTTAGAGAAGATTTTCCTCAGTTAGACCCTGATAAAAGACTTAAAACTCTAGGCGATATCGAATGTGAATTATTTCCTAGAGAAGAGCAAAAAATGATAATCTGTCAGCCTAAATGTTATTATATCAATGGTAGCGATGATAAAGGTAATAAGATAGTAAAAGCTAAAATTAAAGGTGTAAATTATAAGCGGGATAAACTAATATCTAATAGAATGAAAGTAAAATATTTAGAAACTAGAAAGCTCTCCACATTGCACGACATATATACAAATGAGGCAGACGATGAAGTAGAAAGCTTAAAAGACCCTAAAAAGTTATTCGAAATATTAGCAGAAAATAAATCGGTTTCGGTTTTATGCTCATCATTAAGAAAAGGCTTAGATAATAGCGGTTTCATTATAAAACAGGTATATCTGGTCAAGAATTTAGCTCTAGATAAAGAAGCTAGAGAAGAGATAAGAGAACGACGAAAAGAAGACCGAAAAGAAACAAAAAAAGAAGTTAATGAAATGATGCAGATAATGAATAATTAGAGAGTATTAGCTCTCGGACTCGGTGGAGTCTGTTCATCTATTTTTTCCTCTCCTTCTACATCTCGAATGATTTTACAACATAAAAAATCGACCTCTTTACATTTAGATTTGTAGCAGATACGAGCAACCGCTAAAATTAAGCCGATTACTGAAGTTATTAAAAAAGTGTAAAATACCTCGCTAAATTCTGACATTATATTAATAGATTTTTATTTTTTTGTTTATTTAAGATATTACAGGGTCAACAGTTGAAGCCGTGCCAATATACCCAACCCAGTAAAAACCGTCAACATTCGCGGTTGTGGTAGTGCTAGTATTTACAAAAGTAATTGACACACTCACATCGTCGCCAGCGGTATAGGCATTAATTACAGTTGCGAACAGTTGAATAGCCGAGCCACTTTGTGGAATTGAATTAAATACGAGAGATAGTCCATCAGTTGAACCAGAAGGAAGCACCCAAGGAAGAGAAAAGGTAGCAGTAGTATAAGCACCAGCTCCAACTGATACGACGGGCGAAAATGTAATAACACCACCATTCACGGCAGTATCTGATATATTACTTAGTATATTGTTTAAAGGAGGATTTAAGATAGTTCGTGCTGACATTTTTGATTTATATCTATACAAAAATATAAGTTTTTAAATTAAATAATTGTTAGTCATTTCGCAAACAAGCTCATCAGGACTAATACCGTGTCCAGTAATCATTTTATTATATTGTTTTGTATCTAAATCTAAAAACGAGGCTCTCGTGCAACAATGACGGCCACAGGTAAATATAGATGGGTCTCTACTTTGATGTTGAAATTCATTAAAATAGACTTTATAGCCACTATTATATAGGTCTTTCAATAGATAAGGTTTTTCTTGATGTAGTTGTTCTAACACATTATAGGCTACTCTTTTACTCCAATCCTCGCCATCTGGTGGGTTGCCGTATGGGTCATAAATATGAATACCTGTCTCGCTTCCTTTAGTTTTTAAAAAGCATAGACACCAATGACCGACATTCTCGGACTGTCTAACTAAAAATATACAACAATGTTCAGGCGATGACATTAACACATTTAAAACTCCACTATCAATTAACGAACTATACGGCATAATAGGGATATTGTCGCCTACTATTCGCTTTAAATCTGTGTCAGTTAGAGAATAATTCATTTTTTTATTTCTTTATATTAATATAGATATAATAAAAATGATTGTTAATATTACAAATTCACCTAAAAAAGGTAAGCGGTTTCGAGTATTTATGTCTGACGGTCGTCATTTCGATTTCGGTCTAGATACAGGTAGCACATACATAGACCACCACGACAAACGAAAACGACTAGCTTATATAGCTCGCCATCTTGGAAATTTATCAGAAAAAAAATTAATTGACTCATTAACCCCTAGCCCCGCCTTATTCTCTTTAGCCCTATTGTGGGGTCGATATGATAATTTAGAAGATAATATTAAGTATCTTAATAGTATGTTATAAGCGATGCTTTTTCCTACGGAACCACGGCAATGGCTAATACTCATCTCTTAGCATACTTTCGGCTTCTTTTTGACTTCTTTTTTTGTCGATTATTGTTCGCTTTTTGATAGCGGATTCAACCTCATCAGCATCATATATCGCACTTCTTCGCTCAGATATTAGAACTTGCGGGACTTTTGTAATAAGACATATCCACCTACCCCAATCATTGCCTTTTAAAGCTTCTCGCATACCTTCAGGAACTGATAGATGTTTAGTAAGCATATAGGTAAGATTTCTATTACCACCGCCGAGCTTCGGAAACCATACGACAGCCGTTAATTCATTTAAAATATTCTTAGTCATTTTACCATTAGCTGAGCGATGAGAGATAAATAAACAGTGTAAATGTCGTTTTCGTCCCATTGTTAGCACGGCCTCAGTTAAAGCATCTACGGCCTTTTGTTTTTTAGGATTTGAAATACCCTCAATATCGTCAAATATGACCAATGAGCGAGAATTCTTATCTGGATTAGTTAAGTCGTCGAGAGTAATAGGATTAGCTACCATTTCGTCATCAATTTTTATATGTCTATGTGGAAATTTATAAGCTGAATCCTCATAATCATCAGACGAGATAATAGTTATATATTCAGGTTCGGGCTGAAATGCATTAATAAAATGACGAGTGTAATTGCCCGCCCAAGTGGATTTACCGCTACCCTGACCACCTACGATAAATACATTATCTACCATCTGCGGACGAGTTTCAGGGGTTATAGAATATACTAATGAAGGAGGTAGCTCGATAAGTTTCTCGCCGTTATCTTCTTCGCTAATTCTTAGTATCCCTGCAGGTTCAGCATCTGCGGATTCAACTATAGCCACTGTTCGCTGTCCTTTCTTTGATTTGCTTTTTCGGCTTTGCACTGGTAAAAGTTCAAGAGACATTTTGAAATATTTAAATTCGAAATTATTATATATATATAAATATAATAAATTACAAAATAATTATTTACCAGTAAAAAACCTTTTTTAAAATTTTACTTTGAAATGTCGGCCACATCCTCGAAATCATTACCGCCTCCTATTTTCTATCTAGATGTGAATTTAGCTACTTTAGACTCTGGATTACAGCCAATATCTAAGTTTTTAAATAGAAATAGTCCTATAGTCGATTGCCCTTCTGATTATTATGTCAGTGTAGCTCGCTTTATTTGTTCAACTCAACGAATACCTTTGTGGCAACCTCAATTAAACACCACGGCACCGAATAATAACGGATTAGACACGATTTACTCTATAACTTTGTCATACAGTGGAAGCCCTTCTTATACATCGACACAGGTATATTTACAGGTAATCAATGAGGATAATACCGTATCAGCTCCTACGGCTCCAGTCTTAACTGAACCGCTAACAACTTGGGGAAATGTGTATAGCTATTATACTATTTGCGATATGATTAATACAGCAATAGCTACGGCTTATACTGATTTGGCGACTCAGGTAGCTATTAGCGGTGTAAATTTATATGCAGACCCTCCTTATATGACTTGGAACCCTACTACTCAGCTATTTAGTATGACAGGCTACCCACTTAGCCAGTATGACCAGTCTACAGGTGCGGATATTGTCAATATATATTTTAATAATAACTTTAGACAGTTTCTATTAGGTTGGGATTATCAAATACAGAACAATTCTACTAGTTCGCCTACAGGTCAGGATGTCCTACTAGTTTTAAGAAATTTACAGAATAATATTTCACCAGCTCCAGCACCACCGACAGCTATTGACCCTACTACAACGACATTAATAATGAGTCAACATATCTCGTCGCCTTGGTGTTTTATCGCACTTAGTAGAATACAGGTATTAGCATCTTTACCTATTGCTTATCCTTATTTGACAGATGACCCTTTAGCAATTGCTCAAACAGGCACGAATAACAATACCGAGAATATATTATTAGATTTTATTGTCAATTACTCTGATGGGGGAGCTAGTGCTTATCAACAACCTATTTTATATTATGCAACTAGTGATTTATTTACAGCACCTCAGAAACTATCAGGAAATCATTCGCTAAATAGCTTTTTTAGCAGTGTGAGATGGGTAAATTTACAGGGCTATAGTGTGCCATTAGAGACTTTTGGATTAAGAAATGCGAGCATAAAATTTGCATTTATTCATAAAAGTATTATAGAAAGATTTTAACCAGTAAATAAAATTAGCTCAAATCGATTAATTAATTAAATTAAAAATTTATTTTTTTGTATAGATATAATTAACCTATAAATTTGTTTCACTTTCTGAATAACTAATTTAAAAATGAAGTTCGCTAAAGCCGTCGATAACCGAATCAACCTAGAGGAGCCGACCCTCGTAATAATGGAGTCTGTCCCCTCAGTCATCTATCAGACTATACCACCCTCACAGCCTTCAAATAACCCCGTAATCACGATTCCAGTTGCTAGCGGTATGGGTCTATCTCGTGAGCTATTATTTCAGGCAGGGCTTACATTCACCATTACAGGCACAGATTTAGAACTCTTTCAACAGTCGCAATGTTTGAGTTTGAGAGCTTTTCCTATTAATCAATGTCTTTCTAACTTAAACATTCAATTAGGCACCCAATCAGTCTCAATTACTCCTAATCTATATACTTCAGCATTTTTGCAATATAATAATGATACATTTATTCAAAGACAAAACCAGTCAGGCACAGCTTCAGCTGTAGATTTGACAACATCCTATAATGATGTAGTAGGCACTGTATCGAGTCCTTTTTCTAATGCTTTAGACGAAAATAATTCGGGATACTCTAATACTTGCAGAACTAAGCAAATCGTAAGTATTACCCCTAATTTAGCTAGTGGGGCTACTAGTCTAGTAGTTGTTGTAAATATTGTTGAGGCTCTTATCGCTTCTCCTTTTACTTATCAAGGTATCGCCGACCCTGAGAAGGCTATCTTTAACTTAAATAATGTAATTATCACAATGTCATTTAACTATTTGCAGAGAATGCTTTCTTATTCTATTCCTTCAGGTGCTACAGTTTCTAATGTGTCGGCATCATTTAACTCTCAGGCTATCCTTTGTCAATTTATCGCACCATTTGAGAACTCTCTAGCTAACCGAACCTATCCTACATCTTATAACTATACCTATATTCAAAGCACAGATACAACTATTACTAATATCGCCTCGACAGTAGGTAGCACAGCCTCCATCAGCACAAACACGCAACAGCTCTCTATTATTCCTGATTATTTTCTTATTTATGCTATTCCATCAGTTGCCGATTTAACCTCAGTAAGTCCTTCTTATCCTGATTTCTTTTTCCCTATCTCTGCTATCAATATTCAAATTGGTCAACGAAGTAGTGTATTAGGTTCAGCTAGTCAGTTTCAACTATGGCAAACATCTAAGAAAAACGGCTCTAATGTCGATTGGCCTCGTTGGAGTGGTCAACAGATTTTAGATAGCACTTCTACAACTGGCACAAATAAAGGAGTAGGTGGCGGAGGAGTTTTAATACTATCGACAGCTTCAGATTTAAATCTGCCTAAAACATCAGCCGTAGGTATGGCAGAAGCTCAAAACTTTCAGGCAAATATTACAATTTTAAATAATACAGCCTTAGCTTGGACTAATATCACTATCAGAGTAGTATCCTTAACTAGTGGATATATGCAAACTAGCGGAATGGGCAACATTAATCTAATCACTGGAGGAATCACACCTTCAATGTTGGCAAATGCTCCCGTTATTTCTGAGACCGTTTTAAGAACTTCGTCATTAGCAAAAGGATATAGCGGAGGCGGATTCTGGGATGACTTTAAGAAAGGATTTTCATCAGTAATGAAGCCTGCAGGTAAAATTACCACAGCATTAGCTCCACTAGCGGGCGAGTATGCTCCAGCAGTTGGGGCAGCGGGAACTATATTCACTGCTTTAGGTGATGCTACGGGAGGGGCTTTAATGCCTAGAAGAGCAATCAGAGGCCGAATGATGGGCTATCATTAAAATAATCAGCGACCGTATGCAATCGAAATAATTAATTAAATTAAAAATTTATTTTTTTGTATTAGTATAAATAACATTAAAATTCGATTTGCAAACTTTGATAAATTAAAAAAATGTATGGATATAATATTCATTCGGGAATGCCAACAATGCACGGAGGACTCACGGGACACGGATACGGAGCTCACGGATACGGAGCTATGCCTCATCCTATGCACTCGCTAGGAGGCTATCTACTAGGAGGTCGATTTGAGAAAGGAGTCCCTCTCGACGAAGCCACGAAAAAAAAGATGTATGATGCTAGACACGGAGTAGGTTCTTATGATGCTAGACTCGCTAGAATCGCTCTAGGACAACCTGCTAGAGCACCTAGAGCAAGAAAACCTAGAACCACTCAAAGAATGAAAATAGCTGAACATCTAAAACACTTGATAGATGCTGAAAAGATGGGAGCTAGATTAGAGAAGACTTACGGACACCCAGAACTAGCAGGATGGCTATCTCAAGATGCTCTTTATAATCAAGGAGTTCACGCTATGGAAAGATATCCAGCTTATACTAAAAAGCAGTTCGGTATACCAGTAGGAGCTAGAGCTAAAAAGGGCGCACCTGTGTTTAGTTATTATGATGCTAGAACTAAAAAATTAAAATTAGTTAAAGAAGGCAGTGCTGGCTATGTTAAAGCTTTAGCTAAGGGTCTAGCCTTAAATCCTTATCACGAATGGGATACAGAAGGATTCAGTAATACTTGGTAGGGAGTGGGGCGAGAACCCCCTAATCTAGATGAATGGGAAGAAGTAGAATTTGAACATTTCGGATTAGCACCTGAAGATATTTATAGTGAAGGCGATTATATACCTGAACAGAGCGACTATGTTTTAAGCGGAAACGGTTTAAGTGGTGGAAAACTATCAATTAATCATATTAAATTAATGTTAAAAGCGAGTTATAAAGATAAAGAAGCTCCCGACAGAATCGACGATTTTATATTAGACAGACAATTAAGCAATAAGTATGCAGTCGTATATCATAATCCTAAAACAAATCAAACAGTAGTCGCACATAGAGGAACGAAGGAAGCCTTAGATTGGACTAATAACGCTATGTATGCACTAGGTGCTTACAAATACACTGACAGATATAAAACAGGTAAAAAGACTCAACAACTAGCAGAAAAAAAATACGGAGCTAAAAATATATCTACTATCGGTCATTCACAGGCTGGAGTGCTTACAAGAGAACTCGGTAAAAACACTAAGGAAATTATAAACTTAAATCCTGCTTATAAAGGAGAAAAACCACTTAAAAACGAATATAATATAAGGTCTAGCGGTGATGTCGTTAGTATTGGACTACACGGAACTAATAGGTCTCACGATTTGCTAATACCTGCGGAAAGCTTAAACCCGCTAACTGAACATAATATAGATATTTTAGACAGAATCGATGCTAATCGTATGATTGGAGCGGGTTATTATTATTAATTAATTAATTTGAAAAATTATTTTTTTTGTTAAATATAAAGATAATTATAAATGTCAGTCAGAACATTATTTAGAAACGGACAATATTATTTAACTACTGGAGGAGAGCCTATTATCGTAAATGGAATTGAATATCCCGACGGAACTATACAAACCTCAGCCGATGCAACAGGAAGCACAGGAGCAACTGGACATACAGGAAGCACAGGAGCAACTGGAGCAACAGGAGCAAAAGGAGAAGATGGACAAGCCTCAAGCACAGGAGCAACAGGAGACCGTGGAGCAACTGGCTACACTGGAGACACTGGCTCTACTGGTGCAACAGGTGATACGGGACAAAAAGGCGAAACAGGCGACACAGGAGCTACTGGAGCAGATGGCTATACAGGTGCTACAGGATGCACTGGCTCGAGGGGTGAATCTGGAGCCACTGGGGACAGCGGAGCAACTGGGGCAACTGGTAGCTACGGAGATACTGGAGCAACTGGATGCACGGGAAGCAAAGGAGAAACTGGAGACCGCGGAGCGACTGGTGAAACTGGTTCAACGGGAGCTACTGGAGATAAAGGCGATACTGGGCATACAGGGGCTACGGGAGACACTGGGTCTACGGGTTCAGCGGGAGCGACTGGCGCGACTGGTGCGGTCGGTTCATTTTCTGGAAGCTTAGACCAGAATATAGTTGGGACAGCCTATCAAATAAATTTTGATTTCGACTCTCGTAATGCAACATTTGACCGTAATAGCCTATATTTAAGTTATGCAGGTAATGATGCGAGACTTAATGCCTCAGACTTAACTTTTAATAGTGTTTCTATTAAGTCGGCAGTTTCAGCTTTACAAATTAAACAAACTAATTTAATTTTACAAAATTTCTCATTAGCGATATATGCCGATGGAAGACCTGCATTAGCCCCTACAACAACTATTATAAATCAGTATGCCTATAGCCCTGCTTGGTATTTTATCAATAGTTATGTTTCAAATAATAAAATCAATTGGTATATTGGAGCGGATATAGGGATGACTGTAGCTAGTGTATTAGGGCTATATATGAATATTTTTAATGGTTTGACTACTAGCAATGATAATACCCCCTTTATCGTAATCTATACTAAGCCACAAGTCGGAGATTTAACTTTCTACCATTCTAGAAGAGTATATACTTTTAGCTCGACTCCTATAGCCAATACTCGCTATTGTATGTTTACCAATTTAAGCGGTAGCTGTCCTTCTCCTTCACACTATGGGCAAACTATTAATAATATGGTTATATCCAGTGCTCAAAGTGTGGGGGCATTCTCACCTAGCGAAGAAATCCTTTTCTTTTCAATCTCTACTAATTCGATTAGTGTAATAAATACTGTAGAATTTGCTATTAGTAAATTCGGTATCATAACTCCTACAGGCACTCAAGAAATAGGATTTAATCCAGTTTAAAAATTGCAAAAAAAAAAAAAAAAAATTTTTTTTTTTTTATTTTTTTTAAAACATTTTTTTAATTTTTTAAAATTTTTTTTTTTTTTTTTTTTTTTTCCATAATAGACCACTTATAACACCGACAGCAATCGCGATAGGTTTTTTCATTTTTTTAATTGTTTGTATATTAATATAATTATTTTAATTTATCAATTAAATATTTAGATAATTCTTTTTTGACTTGACTATTAAATGTAGGTTTAAAAGTATTTAAATTAATGACATAGTCATTTTTCTCTCCTTTTCCTACTCGTTTATAGCATAACATAGGGGGTAGTCCTTCTTTTATGTATAATGAGCAACTATGATAATTTGTATTTCTTTTCTCAAACCAAGCCATTTTTTTATTTTGTTCTGATAGTTCTTCCCACATTAGAAAACCCGCATTAAAACCTATGAGCATCCTTACCTCATTAGATATTTTAGCCTCTAGGGCTTCCTGTTGTTGTCTTCTGATAACATCGGCATTATTCGGCTCGATGATTGTCTCGATTGTGAGATTCGAGACTTCTCCCGTGTTAATAATTTCTTCTGGTGTTGTTGATTCGCTTCCGCTATTTTCAGACGATAGCTCAGCCAGATTGAAAGTCTCATTTTGTTGTTTTCTTGGTCTTCCTCTTCCTCTTGCTTGTTCAGTTTGCATTTTTTTTGAAATTAAAATTACGAAAATTATTTTTTGAAAATGTTTTATGTATATCTATAAAAATAAAAAAAGAAAAAAATAAATTAATTAATTACTATTTATTTAATTAAGTAATATTTTAAATTCTTTACTCCCGTCTCGTTCTTCCATTGATTGAGAATAATCCCAAGTCTCAACGAATCTACAATCTTTTTTTGTTATTGTGCTAGGGTCTGACGGTGTTTCATTAGGTCTATAATTAAAATATAATGTAATTTTATTAAATTTTAGAGTTTCGCTAAATTCTATTCTCTCATAGAATCTCTGCTCTGTCAATATGGTATTTTGATAGCTTCTACGGCTCAAACTGTAAAGAAATTCGCTCAGTGGTTTAACCATTCTATCAGCTAATCCGTCGGCTCTTCCATATGTTCCATCCCATAAATCATCATCGTCAAAATCTGCTAAGGTTGCATATTCTGGCATATTTTGCCTTTCTTTCCATAATAAATTTAATAATAAAACATTATTTTTTGAATATTCTTGCATATGCATAGAATTATAAGGTATTAAATTCAGATATAAATCAGGTAAAACATAATTAATTCTTAAGAATTGACCTCTATCATTGATTGTTCTTCTATTATCATATTCATCTACAAATTTATCAAAATATAAACCCGCAAACCCTAAACGGCCTAAATACTCGAAAATTAAATTTTCGATATCTAATGGCAATTTTTTAACACGACAGACCTTGATTAGTGCTGAAATGGTAGACATCTTTCGTTGAGATCAGATTTTTCTAGAAACTTTATCGTAGAAA